GCCCTTCAGGTGGATCACCCAGAACCAGTGCCCGCGATCCACGTAAGAGTACGTCGCAACGTCTCCGCCGGGAACCAGCGCGTTCAGCGCTTCTTCGACGGCATAGGTCGAGATCCGGACCGGCGTCATGCCTTCCATCCGGACCGCCACCATCGCGCCATAAGTTCCGCTCGCCACCATGTGTAGCTTGCCCATGATCGAGGCGCAGGCCCACGACCCGACTAGGCCGATCCGCGCGAAGCCTCCGTCCACCCGTTCGAAGGGGAAGCTCGAGTTGCCCGTGTTCCGCCAGGCCTCCATCGTCTCGGTGCCGAGCAGATAGGAGATTGGCGGTTCCGACCAGACCGCCAGCAGGTTATCGGTGTAGCCCTCTTTATAGGCGAAGCCGGCGCCCGTGGGGAATCCGCTCCCGTCCACGATGTTCCACTGCGTTCCATCGAGCAGCTTGGAGATATTCCACTGGCGCGAGCCGGTCCGCGGGGCCATGTAATACCCGTCCAGGAAGGCGGCGGTGGGGGCAGTCAAGGTCGGCGTGCAACTCCAATCCTTGGACGTCTGCGCGCCCGCCGTTGCGGTGAGCTGCAGCAGGCTCGGGTTGGTCACGCTCGCCACGGTATAGCCCGTGCCGTCGATGGTGATCGTCTGCCCGACCATGCCGATGTCGAACGAGTCGGTATGACCCGTCGAGCCGTTCGGCGTGGTTTCGAGCGTAACCACCTTGGCGTTGGTCGAACACTGGCCCGAGATCGCAGAGAAGGTGATCTGCGTCGGCCCCGCGCCGTTATCGCAATAAACGCTGCCGGCCGAGACGATCAGGAGCTGATTGCTGTTTGGCAGGATCGTGACCGGGGTGTCGCGGATGTCGTCGGCGATCGTATGGGTCGATCCCACCAGCGAGCCGCCGCTGTCTACCTCGAATTCCTTGGTCCCGGCAGCCACGAACAGCCGGCCGCCACCGGCCCATAAGCCGCGGGCTGGCGATGCGCCGGCGTCGATCGTAGTGATGTCCTTGAATACATGGATCCCCGGCCGGCCGCGGAGAATGATCTTGCTCTTTCCGCCGGCGTCGATTGTCTCCGGATAGAGATTCACCGACTGCACGGCGGAAGCCGCGAGCGAGTATGCCGTGTTGGTTGGTCCTGCGAGGAGATCGATGCGCATCGGTGTGTCGTCGGGGCGGAAGAGCAGGCGCTGCGCGCGCGCTAAGGCGCAGAGCAGGCCCGTCAGGAATGCCCGTCGTTTCATTCGGAGCCGGCTGCTGCTATTCCCAGCCGCCGTCGAGCCAGCCGTAACCGGGCCCGGGATCCGGCCCGATGAGAGCCGGGTCGTTGTGGAGCCGCGGCGATCGCGTGTTCAATGTGATGATCGTGTCGAGCGACTGGTCGGCGATCTTATAGGCGTCGGCCGACATGGTCGCCATGTGCGGATTCAGCGCAGCCAGGCTGCGCGCCAAGTTGTAGACGAGCGCCCGTTCGTAGCCGTCAGGGAAGACCGCCACGTCCGTCGACGCCGAGAAGGTGGTCTTCAGCCTCTGCCACGTGTACAGCTCCAATTGGTAGTCCGCCGGCGCCTGGAAGCGCAAATAGATCTGCCCGCGGCCGGTGGTGCTGTCGAGACCGCCGTCGTAATAGAGCTGGTACGGCGGGGCGCCGGCGACGTCCTGCACCTTGATCGCACGCCACTGGTCATCGTCCAGGATGTCGACGTGCTTCCGGACCACCGGGTCGGTCGGCAGCAGGATGTTGGCGCCGCGGATGAAATTTGGCCGTTCGGTATCGAAATCTCCGCCCGGCCCGATAGAGAAAATCTTCTGGTCCGCAACCAGATCGAAGCTCTCAATCGAAGTGTTATAAATCTTGTGCCCGTCGCAGTTCCAGGCGGCCAGGAGACGATTCAGCTCCGGGATCGCCTCGGTGTACATGTCCGCGGATGGCGTGACGCCCACCCACTTGGTGACGCCGGCGACCCGATATGCCGGCATGATCAGCCCGCTGAGCGCGACTCCTACACTCACTGCTGGGCTCCCGGCGCCGCCGGCGTCATTTGGTTCTGTGAGACCAGCGCGGCCTTGGTGTTCTGCGCATTCGCCGCCAGCTCCTGGCTGATGCCTCCCTGACGCGCGTACAGCGGGGCCAGGCGCACCGCGAGGTTGAAGTGGAGCATGTCGATCCAGCCATCAGGCAGCGAAATCGACGCGGTGAAATCCGAGATCTGTGAGATCGGCGTCCAGTAGGCCAGCTCGAGCGACCCGGGCGAGCTCGAAGGCGGCGGCCAGATGCGGATGTTGACCGAGGCATAGGCCGTGTCGGCGCCCAGGAATTTGGGAATTACGGACTGCATCCCGATGCCTTCGTCAGACGCGCCGACCGCAGCTCCGAACTCCGCCATCGAAAGCGGCGCCCCGCCGTTCGTAACGGTCGTGCTCGAGAACGCGCGCCAAGCTGTGACCTTCTGCGCTCTTAGCCCGCCCGTCGTCGCCAACGTCCCGCCGCTGCCGAGCGTGTATGCGGTCGTGCCGGCAGTCAACGTGAAGGTCTGCATGACCTGGTTGAAGACCGTTGCGCCTTCGGTGTTCAGCGAGCCGATCAGCGCGTTTAAACGCGACTGGGCGTCGGTCTGCATCGCGGTGCTGATCGGTTCGCCCGGCTGAATGACGGCGAGGTCCTCGAAGGCGAGAGTAATGAGATCGTTCCAGGTCATGGCTTACTTCTTCGCGGCGGCGGGCTTCTTCGGCTCGGCCGGCTGTTTCTCTTCGTCCTTCTTCTCCTCGGCCTTCGGAGCGGGAGCGGCGGCCGGCCGCTCCTCGCTGAAGCCGGCGGCGAGCAGTTGCTCGAATTCCTCTACGGAGAAGGCCACGCGGCGATCGCCGGCGGGAGAGAACACTTCGGTTGCGGGATAGTGAAACATCAGATGTCCTTTGGGAATTCAGTTCAGGGGAGCTTGGTAATGCACCGACTGGAGGATGCGGCCGCAATAGCCGCACGTCAGGACGCCGGCGGGAGCGCCTTCCGGGAGCACGCCGCGGCCCCAGTAATCGGGGCCATAGTTAATCAGCCAGGCGTATACGAGCCCGGAGCCGGCCTCGACTGTCGGCGCGCAACGGCAATTCTGCATCAGAACGTGCCCGTCTTGCCGACGCCGTTTGCGCTGATCGAATAGTTCAGCGGCCCGCCCAGCGCGGGCTGGCTGATGATCCAGGAGACGGTATTTTCCGCATCGCCATAACTGCCCACCATCGCGTTGCTGCCGGTAGGGACGAGCGAATCGAGCACGAGCGCCTTCGCGTCTCCGAGCTTGCACTCGATGTGGACGCCGTTGGTCGTCGCCGGCGTCTTATTCGTGATCGAGCAGGAGATCGTGGCCGCGGTGGCGGTTACCGTGGTTGCCTGCTGGATCGATCCCTGCGGAGCAGGAGGCGGGCCAGGCTGCTGCTGCGCATAGACCGCAGAGACTGCCAGGAGCGCACACGTAATTCGGATCTGCATTTGGGGGGATGGGGAAAAATCGGGACTGGCGCGGTCGAGTGAGGTGGTAAGCCGCGCCAATCCCAGCAAGGAGACGATTTAGCGCTTCGCCTCTCTTAGTATGACGGGGCGAACGCGGCGAGCTGCGCGTCGTAGGTGTAGCAGAGGGCCTTGGACGCAACGCCGGTCGAAGCTTTGGCGATATTCGACGTGGCGGTCGTGGTGAACGCGGCGGTCGGGTTCACGCAGAAGCCTTGGCCGTTCCAGCCGGTGGACATGGTGAACGCGGTGATGGCGTTGGTGCCGGAGATCTCCACGATCGGCCCGGCGATCGCCGTCGCGCCGGCGACGGAGGCCGTCGCGGTGGCGGAGAGCACTGCCGGGGTGCCGATGTTGTTTCCCCAGCCGGCCGTCCACGTTCCAGTCTTGCTGGAGCAGAGCCACTGGTTCCCGTTGGTGATATTGATATACGGGCTGACATACACCGACGCCGCGGTGCAGGTTCCCTGCGGATCCACACTGTAGAACCAATTGGGGCTGGTGGCCACCAGGACCATCGATCCCGAGGCGTGCGCCACGGCGCGGCCGTTGGTGCGGCGGACAGTGATCGTGGTCGAGGAGACGGCGACGACCGGCATGGCCTCGCCTTGCTTCTGACCGGGGTCGACCACATACAGGACGCTGCCCGGAACAGTCGTGGTCGGGGCATTGATACCGGTCGCGGAGGCCACGTTGAACGAGGTCTGCGAGCTGGTGATGGCGGCAGACAGAGAGGTCTGCACGATGGAGTTGAGCTGCGCGAAAGCAGCCGCGGTGGCCAGGAGGCCGACGATTGCGATTTTCTTAAGCATTGTGGTTGTTGTTTCCTTTCGGGGAGCGGCGCCCGGAGGCGCCGCATCTCCTGGTCGTTAATTAGCTCTGGATGACGCAGGCCATCTCGGGATACATCTTGCAGTTATCCCAGAGGCAATCGAACCGGGTCTTCTCTTCGCGGGCATCGCCATCGAAGTACTTCACCAGGTTCAGCGTGAGGCCGGTCTCGGGATCCGTGATCACTTCGGCGGCGATCACGCCGTTCGACGGAGGATTCCACATCGGGACCGAGATGAAGCCGAAGGCCGACTCGTGCATCAGGAGGCCCTGCACGATGTTGGTCAGGCCGGTGGTGCCGACCATCGTCACGATGCCGTTGTCCACCGCCGCGGAGTCGACGTTCTGGTATTGCCCAACCGGCGTGATTGCCGGGGCGATCACAACGGTCGCCATCGCGCCGCTCACATCCGACACGGGGGATTGCACCGTGAAAATTTGCTGGCGGCCGGTGGTCTGGCGGGTCTGCGGATGGACGCTGTTCACGCCACCCACGGTCGCGCTCGAGGTCGAGCCGATCGTGAAGCGGTCTCCGAGCAGCAGGCTGGTCGAGCCGCTGTTCCAGCCGTCAATCGCGATGTTCATCGTGGCGTTGTTGCCGCCTTCGGCCGAGAAGCTCAGGCCGGCTCCGGCGTTGATCAGCGGGGTCCCGGCGAAGGTGCCGTTGGTGCGGGTCGCGATCGTTTGGTCGCGGATGACGTCGTAGCCGAGCGAATCCTGCATCTCGCCCTTCGACCACTGCTTCGACAGAGCGCCGGTCGGG